ATACGGTCTACATCCGCAGCAAGGACAACGGCGGGGCGAACATTACGCGCACCGCGTCGAGCGTCTACCTGGGATCAACGTCCGCAACAGACGTTGCGCCGATCACCTGGATCATTGATGGTGGCGCCACATGGTCAGGGGTCAACGGGGTCGTCACTTACAGCTCCAACAACAGCGGCGGTAGCGTCGTGCGCGCTGCCAACCACGTCATAGCCGAAGTGCAGGATGCGCTGGTGTTTGCCGAAACGAACACCTACCCATCGAGTGCATTCTGCCGCGTCTACGGCTACGTTTGCAACGTCAAGTTTGAGTCCGCCGACGTGTCGTCTGGGTCCGCTGGCGTCGAGATTTCCTCCTCATCGGTATCAGCGCACAAGCCAGGGACCGTAGAGAACGGGCACTTTGTGTTCGCCAGGTGCTACGCCGCGAGGATCGCCGTCGATGTCGGCAACCAAGGCTCGGGCGGGCTCCTCGTGAACCCCAACATCGAGATCAACAGCAGCGCATCCGGGCAGTACTTGTTCTCGCTTCGCGGCGACTACGGTACGCCGTACATGGACGTGATTGGCGGGCGCATTTCGGGCGTCGGCGCGTCTTCCGTGACAACGCTTACGAACTCCCCCGGCACCGCGCATGGGGGTCATTTTCGGGCCATTGGTCTAGACGTTCCCAGGTCCATGCCAATTTCGAACTACAGCTTGGCCAACGGAGCGCGAGTGGAACTGTTTGCCTTGGACGGGGGGATCGGTTCGCACATAGAGGAGTACTGGGGCTGGGCGACAAGCCGCACAGACAACAACCCCCCCACCCTGAGCGCTCAACTGCCGAGCAGCACGACTCCGACTTGGGCTTGGCGCGTATACCCAAGAGCAGCCAACTACTCGTCGCCAGCGAAGCTGCATTTCACCAAGTTGTACACCGCAGCCGCAGCCACCAAGGACATCACGCTGGAGATGTTGGTGGCGAACACCATGAGCCCAAACGCTCGGCTCTGCTGGATGACGGTGGAGTACGTCGACAACGCCACCGGCTTGCTCAAGCACCTATCCACGCTAGACCGAGCGGGTGGGGCGCTGGCGTCGTCAACAGCCTCATGGAGCTTCACGACCTGGGGCATGATCAGCTTCGTCAAGCGCAAGCTGACCATATCGACTCCTACATCAGTCAAGCAAGACACCCCGGTGATCGTGACCTGGTGGTTTGCTCTGGCCAGCGTGTCAGATCAGGATATTCTGTTCTTGGACCCCGACTTCGCTCTGAGCTAGCCAATGAGCGCGGCATTCCCTTGGCGCCTTAGCACGGTGTTCACGATGTCCCGAGGGCGGGGCGCGAGCATAGGCGGTCATTCCGTCGGCGTCGCGCGTCTCCCCGGGGACTCCGTGGGGACCACTACCGTCACGCTCACGAACCTTGTGGTCGGCAGCGCCATCCGCATCGAGGTGGCCTCCACGGGGGCCTTGGTCACGTCGCGCACGGCCACCCTGTCGAGTGAGGCGTTCTCTTTGGACTACTACGCCAGCGGAGATCCCGCAAACGATCTGCGCATCAAGGTGCGCAAAGCGAGTGCGGCCCCGCTCTACAAGCCCTACGAGACGCAGGCCACGCTGGGTGCGGCCCAGCAATCCATCTTCATCGCCCAACAACTGGACTAGACCATGGCAATCGGAACCGACTTCGCCATCAACTCGACCACCAAGGTCATCAGCTACACAGGCGCCGCGCACGCGGCATCCGGCGCCGGCTACTACACGGTCCTCGAACTGCACCGCTGGCTGCAGGACTTGGCCGACGACGCCGGCAGCAGCGGCGACGACTACATGGACATCAGTCGGGCTACGCCGTCCGACAAGCAGTACGACACGATCATCACGCTGGTCAACGGCTACACCATCGACGCGGCCGCGTCGGAGCACCTGTATGCCGGCTCGATCATCCAGGGCAGCGGAGGCACCGAGGAAATCTTCGACGGCGTGCAGGTCATCGCCGGATCGGGCGCGCACATCCAAGTGATCCAGAACGGGGCCGTGCTGTCCAACGACTTCTGGAACAGCGTGCCCTTCGGCACCGGCATCAAGGGCCTGAACCCCGACGCCGCCAACGGCATCGCCTGCCGCTTCATGCTCAAGGTGCGCACGGCCGGCGCCGACATCGACGGTCGGCGCCTGCTGCTGCAGACGCGGGAGTTCGGTTTCACCTACACCGAGTTCAAGCTGAACGGCACCGGACGAGGCATCAACGTCGCGGCCCTGACCTACGCCAGCGACCTGAACAACCAGACCGCCAGCGGCACGGTGGCCGGCTGGTCCGACGTGACCAACCTGAATGCCGGGTACATCGGCATCGACGTGAATGCCGACTCCACAAACGAGTTCTACTACTCGAAGTGGGACCGTGGCTCGCGCTCGATCAACCAGTTCTACGAGCGCATGAAGTACCTCACCCGCAGGGGTGAGACGACGACGCTCTACGGATTGGCCGGGCACTTGTTCCGGGGCATCACGCACGAGGTCGCCGTAACCGCGCCGCGCACCAGCACCATCGCGGAAGGCGCCGCCGCTTCATGGACTGGCGGCACCGGGCAGGTGCTGGCCAGGGACAGCGCCGGCACGGCGACGAAGCTGTGGATCCAGCTACTGACCGGCGTGGCGCCGACTGCGGGCCAGACCATCACGGTAGGCGGCGGGTCGGTCACGGCCGGCAGCGGCACGCCAAGTACCGAGCGCACGCTGTCGTTCCCGTTCTGCGGCGTGTCCACCGGCAGCGCGATCATCGGCGCCTACGGCTTCTCGCTGGAGGCCGCGGACCTGAGCGTGAACGACAAGGTGTTCGACCTGACGAACACGCTGCGCAACCCGCCCAACCTCGTCACCTTCACTGTGTCCGGCCTGGTCAGCGGCGAGGACTACATCCTCGTCGGGCCGGGCAGCAGTGGCGCCTTGCTCGACACGCAGTTCACGCTGAACGGCGCGCTCACTGGAGCCGCCGTAACGTCGGTGGTGGTCAACGAGGCCATCCCCGCTGACACCCCAACCAGTGCCGGCAGCACCGGCAGCATCCGCATCAAGCGCGCCAACGGCGCGTTCTCGCTGCACCGCTACACCGCCTACAACGCCGGTACAAAGACGTTCACGATTCCGTCGCACGACTTCAGCTCCAACAACGCGCCGAACGCGTCGCCGACTTTCCTGGGCTACATCGACGTGCTGGCAAGCGCCACGACCGCCGCCTTCCAGTCGACCTACGTGGCCGACCGCGAACTTTTCGTGCGGCGCCGCGATGGCGGCGTCACGCCGACGCGCACGTTTGAAACGGCCGCGACGCTTGGCGTGGCCGGCGGCAGCGTGGCGGTGCAACGGCTGTCGGATGCGTAACCCGTGGCGATTTCGGTCAACTGCGCCACGAAGGTAGTGACGGTCCCGCAGGCGGACCTGACCTACGTCAGTGCGGGCCTCTACGAACTGAGCGTGGAGAACCTGCGCCTGTGGCTGAAGGACTGGGAAGACAGCGAGGTCGGCATGGCGATGCCAGACACGCACCGCCGCAATGCGCCCGTCACGCTGTCCGGCACGACCTACGCACAGACGCTGGAGATCATCAACGGGTACACGATCACCCTGGAGCCAACCGCCACCCCTTGGACGGCGCGCGTGGTGGGCGGCAACCACAACGTCGCCGACGTGAAGACCGTCAACCATGTGTCGCTGCTCATCGGCAACAGCGCGGGCCTGATCGTCGGCGGCGGCGGCGGCGGAGCGAGCGCTGCGGAAGTTTGGGCCTACAGCTCACGCACCCTCACCGGCAACGTGCCAGCCAACATCAAGCAGGTCAACGATGTGACCATCACCGGCACGGGCGTGGCCGGGTCTGATCCCTGGAGGCCCGCGTGAGCGCCTGGGGGCTGTCGTGGGGTGCGGCCTGGGGCTTGTCGTGGGGTGGAGAGCCGCATGGCATCACCTTCATGGGCGAGACTGCTCCCCCGAGGGTGACGTTCGACGACATCCTGCGGCCGGCGAACCTGAGCCTGACACGCTCCACAGTTTCGTGGGCCGGCTCGCGGACGTTGAATGTCCAGGCAGAAGCAAGACGGTGGAGCGACCAACAGGATGGGCGGCGTCCAACCCAGGAGCATTGCCTGCGCGCTACGAACCTGTCGGAAGCCGCCCGCAGCACAAACATTGGAAAAAGCGCGCTGCCGCAGTCGCACATGATCATCGCACGTCAAGACAACCAGGCAGGCGCGCCGCGCATGCCAAACGCGTTCGCCGGACGCTCACCTAACAGGCCACTTCGTGGTCGCTGAGAAGGCACGGTCATGGCAGAACCCATCCTGATCTCTGCGCCGGCCATTGAGCCAGTGACGCTGGCCGAGGCGCGTATGCACCTGCGCATAGACGCCAGCGATACCGCCGAGGACGCGTTGATCACCAGCTTCATCGTAGCCGCGAGGCTGCAGGCCGAGCACGAGCTGAACCGCAAGCTCATAACGCAGACCTGGGATGTCGTCTATGACGCTTTCCCACAGGCGGGCGAGAGCATCCGTGTGGCGCCAGGACTCGCCAAGGTGCTCAGCATCGTGCAAGTGGCCTATCTGAATACGGCATCTAGCCCGGTCACGATCAACTCCACTAACTACATCCTAGACGCGCAATCCTTGCCAGGGTACGTGTTCCCGAAATCGGGTTATTCGTGGCCGACTGATGTCTCCCCCAGCGCGAACGCCGTCACTGTGCGTATCACATGCGGCTATGGGCCGGCGGCCAGCGACGTGCCGCGAAACATCTGGAGCTGGATGCTGCTGCAGATCGGCGCCATGTACCGCAACCGCGAGGCCTTCTCCACCGGCGCCCCGGTGGCGGCGCTGCCAAACCAATTCACCGACCGCCTGCTCGATCCGCATCGGGTGTGGCTGATGCAATGATCACGATCGGCGCGGGCGACATCGACCAGCGCATCACCCTGCAGTCGCGCGCGGCGGGCGTAGACGTGCTCGGGCAGGCCACTGGCGGATGGCAGGACGTCGGCACCGTGTGGGCGCGCGCCCGGCCCCTGCGCAGCCGCGAGCTGTTCGCCGCCGGCAGCGTGGGCAGCCTGGCCGACGTCGAGTTCACCATCCGCTGGCGCTCCGACGTGCTCACCACCTGGCGCGTGCTGTGGCGCGGCAAGCCCTACGAAATCACCGGCGAGCCCATCGACTTGGGCGGACAGCGCAAATGGTTGCAGATGCTGTGCACCAGCGGAACGGCGAAGTCATGATCGAAGCCAAAGTCACCGGCATCCCCGATCTGCGCGAAGCACTGCGCGGCATCGTGCCCAAGCTGCGGGTGCGCGCGCTGCGCAACGCCCTGGCCGCCGGTGCCCGCGTGGTGCAGCGGGCCGCACGCGGCGCCACGCCGACCATCAGCGCCAGCTCGATGCCCGTGCGCAAGGGCTACCGCAAGCCCGGCACGGTGCGCCAGGCCATCAGCGTGCGCACCAGCAAGGTGGCGCGCAAGTCTGGTGATGTTGGAGTGTTCGTCAACGTCAGGCCGGCCAAGGGGGCCAAGTACAGCACAAGCACGCGCAGTTTCATGGGTGTGAAGGTGCGCACGCGCACTCTCAAGCGGGCCAGCCAGCGCGGCGCCAGGAGCCCCAACGACCCGTTTTACTGGCGCTTTCTGGAATTCGGCACGCGCCGCGCCAAGGCATTCGGGTTTCTGCGCAAGGGCGCCGAGGCATTGCCGCAGGCGCTGGCGGTGTTCGTCGCCAAGTTGCCCGCCATCATCGAAAAGCTCAATCGTCCGAAAGCTCCGGCACCATGAGCGTCGAAACCGACTTTCGCGCACTGCTGGCCGGCAACGCCTCCGTCACGGCCCTGGTGGGCACGCGCATCGCGCTCAACGCGGTGCCCGAAGATGCCGCGCTGCCGCTGGTGGTGTATGCCGTATCGCACGACCGCACCGTGGGCCTGGACGGCACGCTGCTGGCCGAACAGTGCTCCGTCGCCGTGCAGTGCTGGGCCGACACGGCTACAGCAGCGGATGCAGTAGCAGACGCCGTGGTGGCGGCCATCGCCACCGCTGCGGCGGGCCAGGCGGCCGTGTTGGCAAGGTCCACCACCTTCGACCCGGAGATGGGGCTGGACGGCACCGAGTTGACCGTGGAGTGGTGGGGCTGACGGGCCCCGCATGTGTTTCAACCCAAGGGCCGCGCTGCGGCCCTTTTCTTTGTCCAACTGAAAGGAGCCAGCGATGGCAAACGTAAAAGGCCGCGGCGTAAAGGTCGAGATCGCGGCAACCTATTCGGCACCCAAGACGGTGACCGCCGTCACCCTGGCCAACCCCGGCGTCGCCACCAGCGCCGCGCACGGCCTGGCGAATGACGCTGTTGGCTACTGGTCCAGCGTGGTCGGCATGGTCCAGCTCGAGGATCAAGCCACGCGCGTCAAGAACCAATCCACCAACAACTTCGACCTGCAGGGGTTGAACACCACCAACTACAGCGCCTTCACCAGCGGCACGTTCACGCCGGTCGCCACCTGGTCCACGCTGTCCGAGGCCACCAGCTACGACATCGGCGGCGGCGCCAGCGACAAACTCGACGTCACCACGCTGTTGGACGTGGTGAAGAAAGAGGAAATGGGCCTGCTGCCCGTGCAGAGCGTGACCATGAACGTGATCGCGCAGGACTCGCCCAGCGCCGCCATGCAGCTCATCGAAGCCGCTGTGCAGGCGCAGAGCAAGGTGACGGTGCGCATCACTCTTCCAACCGGCGCCGTGCGCGTGTTCCGAGGCGAGCCGTCGCTGCCCGGCGAAAGCGTCTCGCAGGGCGCGGTGGGCACCGGGTCTATGGACTTCGCCGTCAAGGGCTTCGCGCTCAAGCTGGCGGCCTAAGGCATGGCCGGCAAGGACGCCATCACGGCGCTCATCGCACGCATGGACGAGCAGCGCACCCGCTGGGTGCCGCTGCCGGACGGCAAGCGCGTGCAGGTGCGCCGCCCGCTGCAGACCGAGCTGCGGCTGTTCGTGGGTGGTGGCGTGTCGATCGAGCACGTGTGCCAGTACGTATGCGGCTGGGACGGCTTCACCGAAGCCGACCTGCTGGGCGCCGCTGTCGGCTCCAGCGACCCGCTTCCATTCGCCGCCGAGCTGTGGGACCGCGTGGTGCGCGACCGCATCGACTACGTGCAGCCGGTCGCCGAGGCCATGGCATCGGCCATCGGCGACTACCTGCAGACGATCGGCAGCGCGGAAAAAAACTGACGGCCCTGCTCGATGCGCAAGCCGGCATCGAGTACGAGGGCGAAGAGGCGCCGCAACTCCATGACGACGACACCACCGCCGGCCGCGTCTACGTCATGCTGGCCAACGGCTCCGGCGGCATCGACTGGGCCGGCTTGCCGCTGGCCTGCTACCTGTACGCGGTGGCCGACGTGGAGCTGCTGATCCGGCGGCTGCTCATCATCAAGCTGCACGACCCGAAGGACAACGATGTCGATAGCCCGTCTTTCGATTGATCTCGAAGCGCGTCTGGCCAACCTGCAGGCCGGGCTCGACAAGGCCGGCGTGCTGGCTGCCAAGCAGGCCGAGCAGATCGAGAAAGCATTCTCGGGGCTCAAGGCCACCGCCGCGAGCGTCGGCGTTGCGTTCGGCGCCATGATCCCGACGACGCTGATCGCCGGCTTCCAGCAGTTCTTCCGCAGCACGGTCGATGGGCTGGACAAGCTCAACGACCTGGCCGACGCCACCGGGGCCAGCGTCGAGAATCTGAGCGCGCTGGAAGACATCGCCATCCGCACCGGCACCAGCGTCGATGTCATGGGCGACGCCTTGGTGAAGATGAACAAGGCGCTGGCCGACGCCAAGCCCGGAAGCGACCAGGCAGAGGCATTCAAGGCGCTGGGCCTGAGCGTCGCTGAACTGAAGCGCCTGGACCCGGTGGAGGCGTTTCAGCGCCTCGCCATCGCCCTGTCGGGCTATGCCAACGACGGCAACAAGGCCCGGCTGGTGCAGGAGCTGTTCGGCAAGAGCCTGCGCGAAGTGGCGCCGCTGCTCAAGGACGCTGCCGAGGCCGGCAAGCTCAACGCCACCGTCACCAAGGAGCAGGCCGAGCAGGCCGAGAAATACAACAAGTCGGTCTTCGCGCTGCAGAAGAACCTGACCGACTTGGCGCGCACCGTCACCGGGCCGTTGATCAAGGCGCTGAACGACCTGCACGACGCGCAGCAGCGCAACGGGTTCTGGTCCGGCCTTGCGGAAATGACCAAGCTGGACCAGGTGCCGGCCGGCATCGAGAAGTTGGCCGCCGCGTATCGGATGGTCAGCCTGGGCATCGACCGCATCACGCCGCTGGACATCCTGAAGAAAGACCCCGGCAACGCACGCGCGCTGGCCCAGTTGGCAGCTATCGACGCCAAGGCGAGGGAACTTGCCAAGAGCATCCCGGCGCTCGACACCGCCGCAGCGAAGTCTGCCTTCCTGCGCGGCGACAAGGACACCTCGCCGGTGGCGCTGCCCAGCGTGCGCGACATCACCAAGGGCAAGCCCGGCAAGCCGGAATGGAACGTCAACGACTGGATGGCCGGCGTGCAGAAGACGATGGACATGGCGTTCATCGACGTGTTCGCGCGCCTGCGCGACGCCGAAGAAAAGGATTTGCAGAAGCGCCGCGACCAACTGACCGCGTGGACTGAAGACATGCGCGACGAGAACCTGCGCCTCACGGTGCAGTTGGTCGATGACGAGAAGGCCCGCGCGAAGGCACTGATCCTGCTGGACCAGCAGGTGCAGATCAAGCGGCTGGAATCGCTGGGCATCTACGGACAGGCATACGAAGACGCGCTGGCCGCGATCCGCGAGCGTACCGACCTGGCCCTGCGCGGCGCCGACAAGGTAAAGGACGCCAGCAAGGATGTCGCCGCCGAAATCGGCCTGGTCTTCAGCAGCGCGGCAGGGGAAGCCATCACCAAGTTCGATGGCCTGCGCGGGGTGCTCAAGGGTGTGCTGGCCGACTTGGAGCAGATCGCCGTGCGCGAGACGATCACCAAACCGCTAGGCAACCTGCTGACCGATGCGCTCAAAGGCTTCAGTCTGACCAGCCTGTTCGCAAGCGCCAAGGGCAATGCCTTCGGCCCAGGCGGTGTGATCCCGTTCGCCATGGGCGGCGTCGTCAATCAGCCCACGCTGTTCAAGTTCGGCGGTGGCACCGGGCTGATGGGCGAAGCGGGTCCAGAAGCCATCCTGCCGCTCAAGCGCGGGCGCGGCGGCAAGTTGGGCGTGGCCGGAGGCGGCATGAGCCTTACAGTGGTGAACAACATCGACAGCCGCACCGACGCCGCCGTGGTGGCGCAGAGCGTTGCCAGCGGCGTGCAAGCCGGTCAGCAGCAGATGCTGCAGTACCTTCGCGCGCAGGGGGTCGTGTGAGCATCGTCACCTGGCCCGCCGGCCTCAAGGCGCCGGCCGAGTTCACCGTGTCGCAGGCGCGTTACGACATGGTGGAGATGAGCGACGCCACCGGGCACACGTCCGCCAGGCTGTTCGGCCCGCCGCGCTGGCAGGTATCGCTGCGCAGCGTCGACGCGTTCAGCCTGGTAGACGCGGGTGTTTACGAAGCCATGCTGCTGCAGCTGCGCGGTGGCGTGAACCACCTGGCGCTGTACGACTTCATCCGCTCCGCGCCGCAAGGCAGCATGCGCGGCACGCTCACGCTCAACGGTGCGCACAGCGCCGGCGCCACGTCGGTCAGCGTAACCGGCGGCGTAGGCCAGGCCAGCACCACGCTGCGTGCCGGCGATTGGCTGCAGATCGGCACCGGGCTTGGCACGTCGCAGCTCGTCAAGGTGATGGCAGACGCCACCGCCAACGGCTCGGGCGTCATCGCGCTGACGGTGGAGCCGCCGCTGCGCACGGCGTTCAGTTCGGGCGCGGCGGTCACCTGGGACAAGCCGCTGGCCTATTACAAGCAGACCGGCAAGCCGCAATGGTCCTACCGGCCCAACCGCATCTTCAAGCAAGGCGGCTTCGCGCTCGACCTGCTGGAAAGTTGGGCCTGACATGCTCACCCTGGACGGCACCGCATCGGCCCGCATCAGCGCCAGCGCGCGCGGCGTGGCCTGGCTGGTGGAGCTGGACTTCACCACCGGCACCGTGCGCTACACCACGGCGCCGCTGTCCTTCGTCATCAGCGGCAACACCTACACCGGGCTCGGCGCGCTGGCCACGGTGTCGAATCTGTCCGAAAGCGAGAACACCGACGCCGAGAAAATCTCGCTCGGCTTTTCCATCGTCAGCACCGGCATGCTCGGCGCCACGCTGGGCAGCGTGGAGACGTACCGCGGCAAGCCGGCCAGGCTGTACCTGCAGCTTTTCGACGAGACGTTCCAGCCCGCAGGCGCGCCGGTGCAGCGCTGGGCCGGCACGATGGACCGCGTGGTGGTCAACCGCACGCCATCCGACAAGAACGGCGGCGGCGCGCAGGGCACGCTCGAGATGCAGTGCAGCCGCTACGGCATGGCCCGCGCCCGCAACGCGCCGGGCCTGCGCCTGAACCACGCGCAGCAGCAGATGGCCTACCCCGGCGACCTGGGGCTCGAGTACGTGGCCAAGCTCATCGAGCAGCCGGCGCTGTGGCTGACCAAGGCATTCCAACGGCAATGAGCAGCGCCCATCTCCTGGGCCTGTACATGGCCGAATGCAGTGAACGCCAGTTCAGCTGGCGCGATTGGAACTGCGTGCACTTCGCCTTCGGCTGGGTACACCGCGTCACCGGCATCGACGGCATGGCCGGGCTGCCGCCCACACCCAGCGCACGGGCCGCGGCGCGCGTCACGCGGCGCATCGGCGCCACGCTGGCCGACGCGGTGCAGCAGCGCCTGGGCTTCGAACACTGCGACCCGGCCACCGCCCGCGTCGGCGACATCGTGCTGATCGACCACAAGGCGCTGGGCATCTGCACCGGCGAGCAGGCCGTGGTGCTGCTGGTCGGCGGCGGCATCGGCTTCGTGCCAATGCGCGAGGCGACGCACGCGTGGAGGGTCGGCCCGTGAGGTGGCTGCCGCTGCTGCTGCTGTGGCCCGTGGCGGCGTGGGCTGATCCCATCACCATCGTCGCCGCGCTGTCGACCTACATCGGCACGACGGCGGCCGTGGCCGTGGCCAACGCGGCAGCGTTCATCGCCGCCAACGCGCTGGCCATCGGCGTCATCTCGATCAACGCCGCGGGCGCCGCCATGCAGCGCCGCAAGGCCCGCAAGGCTGCCGCTGCCCAGCGCGCCGCGTACAACGCCAGTCTGCAGGACCGCGGCGTCACGCTGCTGCAGGCGAACCCGCCCGTGCGCGTGGTGTACGGGCGCTGCATCGTCGGCGGCGACATCGTGGCCATGTTCACCAGCGACAAGACCGGCGTCAGGGAGAACGGCTCGACCTACACCAAGGCCGACGCGTACAAGCACCTGGTCATCGTGGTGGCGGCGCACGAGGTGCAGGCCATCAACGACGTGCTGGTCGACGGCGTCAGCATCGGCCCGCTGGACGGCAGCG